TCTGCATGGAAAAGGTCAGAAGCACAATCAAGAATGAAGTAAACCAGCCGGATATACCGGAAGGACTGGAATACTTTGCCGTTGACATGGCGTGTGGTGAATTCCTGAATGCAAAGCTGACGTTTGCGCCGGATGATTTGTCCGGGCTTGACCTTGATGCTGCTGTCAAGCAGATTGTGGACGGTGACACCACAACGGTGTTTGCCGTGGGTGAAGGTTCACAGACACCTGAACAAAGACTGAATTCTTTTATCAATTACCTTTTATCTTACGGAAAGGAACAGTACAGCTGTTTCAGGCGTTTGAGATGGTAAGCGCGGCGGTGCTTGCCGCAAGACAGGCGGCAAGGGAAATTCATGAAGCCCATCATTATGACGGGCTGTTTACTGTCACAGTCTATCAAAAGGTAAAGGATTCAGGAACAGGACTGACCACGCGGTCAGAACAGGCAGTTTCAGAGTTGACGGACATTCCCTGTCATTTATCCATTGAAAGCAAGACGGCAGCAGCACAGTCTGAATCAGCCGCAACCGTTGCACAGGTGACAAAGCTGTTCACACAGCCTGATGTGACCATCCCACCGGGGTCAAAGATCACGGTGACGCAAGCCGGGGTGACTACTGCTTACAAATGCAGCGGCATCCCGGCGGTCTACACGTCACATCAGGAAATTGTGCTTGATGTGTTTGACGGGTGGGCTTAATGGCGCGGTTCGGTAAGTTTGACATCCGGGGCATGAAGCAGTTACAGAAGAACCTTCAGAAACTGCAAGACCCGGAAGAATTTGCTGAAGCGTGTGCAAAGGAACTTGCGGCGCGTCTGCTTGCAAAGGTCATCAAAAGAACGCCAACAGGCGAATACCCGAAGGAAACAGGCAAGAAAGGCGGCACATTAAAGCGCGGATGGACTGCCGGGAAACAGCAGTCAGCAACAGGCTATCTGAATACTTTGGAAGTCCGCAAGGAAGGAAAAAAGTACATCATTGAACTTATCAACCCGGTTGAATACGCGTCCTATGTGGAATACGGACACCGGACGCGGAATCATAAAGGCTGGGTGAAGGGTCGGTTCATGATGACCATTTCAGAAAATGAGGTTGCACAGATCGCGCCTAAAGTGCTGGAAGCAAAATTGAAAAAGTATTTAGGGGGTGCGTTTACATGATTGTGAATGACATCATTGCCGCAATCAGCATTGCCCTGAATGCGGAATTTAACCCGGCAGAGGATGAAAACGGCAACGCACTACAAGCACGGTATGAAGTCACAGCTGAAGAAATCAAGCAAGGGCTTCAGGAACCGTGCTTTTTCATCCAGTGCATCAACCCCACACATGAACAGTTCCTTGGTAGGCGGTATTTCCGTCAGCTGCCGTTTGTCATCCAGTATTTCCCGGAATCTGACACCGGGTATGAAGCTGAATGCAACGCCGTGGCTGAACGGCTGACCATGTGTCTTGAATACGTCACATGTGTGGGTGACACAAAGCCCATCCGTGGGACAAAGATGCACAGTGAAGTGGTTGACCGGGTGTTGAATTTCTTTGTCAATTATGACGGCTTTGTCCTGAAGCCGGATGACACGGAACTTATGGAAACACTGACATCCACGCTGGATGTGACATAAAGGACGGTGAAAGCTATGGCTGAAAAAAAGACCGCACAGCAGACTGAAGCCCCTTCCGCTGAACCTAAGTTCAGCAAGGCACAGCTGTGTGCATCAAAGAAGTACGCCAACCGGCGTGACGCGCTTTGGGCTGTTCTGGATGATTCCAAAGAATACACCATTGCGGAAGCTGACAAGGCGCTTGACGATTTTATGAAAATGAAAGGATAAGGTGAAGTGATATGGCATTAGGCGGTGGAACTTTCCTGACGGAAAACAAAATTTTACCCGGCTATTATCTGAATGTTGTATCACGGGCAGCTGCAAGTGCTTCACTTTCTGACCGTGGTACGGCAACCATGCCGCTTGAACTGGATTGGGGCGTTGAAAACGCTATCTTTACGGTGACCAATGAAGACTTTGAAACCAATTCACTGAAAATCTTTGGTTACCCGTATGACAGTGACAAGATGAAGGGACTGCGTGACCTGTTCAAAGGTGCTAAGACCCTTCACGCGTTCAACCTGTGCAGCGTGAACAGCGGCGCAGCAAAGGCAACTTGCACTTATGCAACCGCTAAGTACAAGGGCGCTGCCGGTAACCATCTGAAAATCAAGATTGCCGCGAACGCGGATGACAACACGAAGTTTGATGTCACAACGCTGTACGCGCATGACGGAACCAACTTTGCTGAAATGGATGTTCAGACCGTGGCAAGTGCTGCCGGTCTGGTCAGCAATGATTGGGTTGACTTCAAGACCAATGCAACCCTTGCGACAACTGCCGGAACAGCCCTGACGGGCGGTGCGAACGGTGTGGTTGACGGTACGGCATATCAGGCGTATGCAGACAAGATCACGGCATACAGCTTCAATGTCATGGGCATCCTGTCCACCACAACCGCAATCAAGAACCTGTTCATCAGTCTGGTCAACAGGATGCGTGACCAGCTTGGTATCAAGTTCCAGCTGGTTCTTCATAAGGCGGTTGACGCTTGCAACCCTGATTACATGGGTGTCATCAGTGTGGAAAATGACGTTGACAACACCAATGTTGACACCGGATACCCGGCATCCGCTGCCGTGTATTGGGTGACCGGTAAGGAAGCCGGTGCTGCCGTGAATGCGTCCATCCAGAACACCGTTTACAACGGTGAATTTGTGATTGATACCGATTATTCACAGGCACAGCTTGAAGCCGCGCTTGAAGCCGGTAAGTTCATCTTCCATAACAACAATAACAAGGTCTGTGTGCTGGAAGACATCAACACCTTTGTCACCGTCACTGACGTGATGGGTGAAGTCTTCAAGGACAACCAGACCATCAGGGTCATTGACCAGATTGCGAATGATGACGCGTCACTGTTCAACAGCAAGTACAACGGTCATGTCCCGAACGATAACCCCGGCAGAATCAGCCTTTGGTCTGATTTGGTGAAGATCAGGCAGCAGCTGAATGACATCCGCGCCATTGAGAACTTCAAAGACACGGATGTGACTGTTGCACAGGGTGACACTAAGAAGTCCGTCAGGGCAAACAGTGTCATTGAAGTGGTCAACACCATGTCCAAACTGTACATGACCGTTGTGGTTGTCTGATGAAAGGATGGTGGATTAAATGCCTAACAACGTTGTGATGAAAGCGCGTGACACCATTGCGGCAAAGCTTGCGGAATGCTTTGTGACCGTGGGTTCACGCCGGTACAATTTCATGCAGATGATTGACATGGAAGCAAAGATTGAGAAGACGAAAGCTGAAGTGCCGCGCCTTGGTGCGGTTATGACCGGTCACAAGTCATGCGGCATGAACGGCACGTTTTCCGGCACAGCCCATTACAATCAGTCTGTGATGCGTCAGCTGCTTGTGGACTACAAGAATACCGGTGAAGACGTGTACTTTGAAATGCAGATTACGAATGATGACCCGACATCTGCCGCCGGACGGCAGACGGTTGTCCTTTATGACTGCAACACGGACGGTGGTATCCTTGCAAAGTTTGATGCGGACGGTGAATATCTGGATGAAGATATTGAAGGAACCTTTGAGGACTTCAGCATCCCGGAAAGCTTCACCAACCTGACCGGCTTCCTGACGAACTAAGCATAATGCCCCTATTTGGCTTTCATATAAAGTCATATAGGGGCTTTTTCACATTAAGCGAATAATTGAAAGGATGGAAAGAAGATGTCTAAATTTGCGCTTTTCATGAAGCAGAACAAAGAACAGAAAAACAATGAAAAGTATGCCCCTACAGTCACCCTGAAGGATGAAAACGGGAAACCCCTTGAATGGGAATTCCGGCACATCACTTCAAAGGAAAATGACGCAATCCGTGAAGCAGCCACAACGGAAGTCCCGGTTACCGGGAAACCCAACTTGGTCAGACCGAAGGTGAACGCGTCAAAGTATTTGGCATCTGTCATTGTGGCTGCAACCGTTTTTCCTGACCTTTATGATGCTGAACTTCAGGATTCTTACGGCGTAAAAACCCCGGAAGATCTTCTGTATGCGCTGGTTGATGATGCTGGGGAATTCCAGCAGTTCGGCAAAAAACTAATTGAAGGTGACGGTGAAGATTGGGAAGCCAATTATGCATACTATGCGCTGCATAAGCTTCATATACTGCCGTCACAGTTCCTTGCCCTTGATGAACAGGAAAAGGCGTTTGTGTGCGCCGCCATTGACATCAAGCTGAAGCATGACAAGGAAGAAAAGAAGCGCATAGAACAGAAGTCACGAAAAAAGCATAAATAACCGGGAAAGGGGGTCAGGTGATGGCTGGCATTCAAACAGGCATAGAACTGAATGATGATTTTTCACAGCAGATTTATGATTTGGTCAACGCCACAACGGCGGCTGTTTCCAGTTTTGAACAGTTACAGCAGACCATGAACGCCAATGTATCAACCGCCGGGATTGATGCGGTGCATGACGGTGTGAACCGTGCTGCCGCCGCTGTCAATGAACTGGTTGGTCTGATGGATGAATTGCGGAACACTGACCCGTATCCTGAAAGCAACCCCACAATGCAGCCAACCAGTGCGCCGGAACCGGTACAACCCCGTGCGCCGCCGGATTGGTGGCATGATGGTCTTGAAGTTTTCACGAATACGGGAATTGAACGCTTTGAACAGGAAGTTCAGAGTACGGACGCAATGATTACGATGCTGACGGGTAACCTTCAGCGTACGGCACAAGTTGCCGCCGGTATGGACATCATGCCGGATGCGGCTGTTCAGGATATTCAGTCAGTTCAGGCGCGGCTTCAGGCGGTTCAGCAGCGGATACAGATGATTGAAGCAAATCCGCTGAACTTTGGGACGGATGAAGCCAATGACGGATTGGAAGAATTGCGTTCACAGCTTTATCAGGCACAACAGGCACAGGAAGCACTTGACGCGGCACTTGAAAACATGGATGTCCGCGCCGCCAATGAAGCGTACATTCAGCTGTCAAACACGGTAAGCAACACAGAACGGTATATCAGGGACAACACTGACGAACAGGGACGGTTCAACAGTCTGATCCAGCAAGGCACGGACAACGCTGCCGCGCTTCAGCGTATGATTGCCGGGGCGGTCGGCGCGTTTGCCGGTATGGCTGGAATCCGCAAGGCTATAGGGTGGATTCAGGACACAACGGAAGCTTTCAACATCCAGCGGAACGCGGAAACACAGCTGATGACCGTGCTGGGCAACATGGTGGATTATGCGGAAGTGCCTGAATTCATCGTTGGCATTGATGACACACTTGCCCTTGATGAAGCCGGTCAGCTTATCAGCACCATTGACGGCATGACGGTGGACGTTACGCCGGAAATGCGGACTGATTACCTGATGGATCAGTACCAGCAGATTGCGGATAAGGCAAGCGAAATTCAAAGCAAGGGCATGTATGGTGATGAAGCTATGCTTGCCGCTGCCGGTGAGTTCGCAACCTACATGTCAGATGTGGATGCTATCGGCATGATGATGGACACACTGACCAACTATGCCGCCGGTATGTCAGGCGGCGGTGAACTGGACACCACACAGATGGTGGACTATGCCACAAATCTGGGCAAGATCATGACCGGCGCTTATGACGCAATGACCAAAAAAGGCTTTGAATTCACGGATGCACAGAAAGCAGTCATTGACGGCAGCGCAACAGAAGCACAGTACATTGAAGCGCTGGGTGCTGACTATGTGAACATGTCGGAAGACATGCGGTCTGCAACGGTCATTGCCGACATCATCAATGAATCATGGGCTGGTCTGTATGAAACCATGTCCGACACGCCGCAAGGTAAGATTCAGCAGATGACAAACGCCTTTGGTGACATGAAAGAAATGATTGGCGGTCAGCTGTACCCGTACATCATGCTGTTTGTTGACAGCATCCTTGAAAACGCTGATGTGATTCAGGGTGTGCTTGACGGGTTCACAACCGGGCTTGAATTCATCATTGGTGTTCTTTCCACGCTGATGAATGCGGCGCTTTTGGTTGCACAGGTGATTCAGAACAACTGGTCAGTCATTGCGCCTATTGTTGCCGGGATCGCGGCGGCGTTCGCGGTCTATGCAGCATATCAGGCGGCGGCAACAGCGGCAGCGCTTGCACATGCAGCGGCTGAATGGGCGGTCAACGCGGCTTTGTCCGCTAACCCCATCATGCTGATAATCATGGCAATCATGACCCTGATTGGTCTGCTTTACGCGGCGGCAACCGCCATTGCACACTTCACCGGGATTGCCAATTCTGGGTTGGGTGTCATTGCCGGTGCAATCGGTGTGGTCATCGGATTCTTCCAACAGCTTTGGTCAGCAGCAGTTACTAT